CACGCAAGGCAGGTGGAGACCACAGCCTTGATAATCTCAGAGTGTTATGTAAGTCATGCAACCTACGAAAGGGTGCGCTCAATGAGGGGGTTTTTTTAGCACGAGCGGCTACCCCCCCTGTCTTTTCTGGCAATATATCCCCGATGCAGTCCGAGACGATGCTGGACAGTCCTTTTACAGTCCGACCTAGTCCGAGTCAATGACAACTAAAACCAAAGCTAAACCAGCCCTACGAGGGGCAACGCAACCAAGGGTTCATACTCCACTTCTCAAGGGCAAAACCAGAGCGGGTGAAGTTATTGACATGGTTGAGCGTCTAAAGATGGACAAGCTCATGCCATATCAGGAGTTCATCCTTAAACAGATGATGATGGTGGATAAGAAAAACCAGTATCGAGTTAAGACCTCATTGTTGCTAATTAGTCGTCAAAACGGAAAGTCTCACCTCGGTAGAGTCAGGGTTATCTGGGGCATGTTCTATGGCGGCGAGAAGAAGCACATCATCATGTCCTCTAACAGAGCGACTGCCCTCATGACCTTCAGAGAAATTGCATGGATCATAGAATCGACTCCAGAGCTTAAGGCTTTGACTAAGGCAGTCAGATATGCCAACGGCGGGGAAAGAATAGAACTACTTAATGGCGCAACCCTCGACTTAGTCTCAGATACCCGCGACTCAGCCCGTGGTCGTACCGCTGATTTCTTATGGATTGATGAAGTGCGTGAAATATCCGAGGACGGCTATAAAGCTGCAATCCCAACAACTCGCGCTAGAGCTAATGCCCAGACATTCTTAACCAGCAATGCTGGAGACCATTTCAGCAGTGTGCTCAATTCTTTAGTCGAACGCGCTAAAGACTATCCTCCAGAGACCTTTGGCTATTATGAGTATTCTGCTCCACAGTATTGCAAGATAGACATATCCAGTGATTCATTCTGGCGTGAAGCTGTAGTGCCTAGCAATCCTGCACTTGGTTACACAGTCACTAAAGAATCAATCGAGGAAGCCATAGCAACTGCGCCGATTGAGACCACTCGTACTGAGACTTTGTGCCAATGGATTGATTCACTTCAAAGTCCTTGGCCTCATGGCGTTCTTGAGGAAACAAGCGATAGCACACTTGAAATCGCTGTGGGGGCTTATACTGTATTCGGTTTCGATGTCAGTCCTTCTAGAAGGAACGCATCTTTAGTCGCTGGACAATTACTTCCAGATGGGAGGATTGGCATCGGAATCATGGAGACTTGGAGTTCTCAGGTCGCAGTTGATGATCTAAAGATTGCAGTGGCTATAAAAGGTTGGTGCGACTTATACAAGCCTAGAATGGTCTGTTATGACAAGTACGCGACTCAATCCATAGCCGATAGATTAAAGCAAGCTGGAGTAATGACTGAGGATGTCTCAGGCCAGCAGTTCTATCAGGCATGTGGGGACTTGCTCACTGGATTGGTTACTAACAAGGTCGTTCACAATGGTCAGGCAGAATTGATCCAACAGATGAATAACTGTGCAGCTAAAGTCAATGATTCGGCTTGGAGAATTATCAAGCGAAAGTCAGCAGGTGACATCTCTGCTCCAATCGGCTTGGCAATGGTGGTGAGCAAGTTAATGCTTCCAGCACCTAAGCCACAGATTATTACTTAGACACACCTTGGGTGGTATGTCAAATACTTGACATGTGATACCATTTATGTCTATGGGTCGCATATTGCAAACATTCGGTCTCCAGTCTAAGCCTCTATTAGAAGCTCAGTCCGCACCTCAAGTTCTTGGTGAGTATTCACCTTATGCAATGCCCTTTCAATATGCTTTTGTTAGCAGAGCAGAAGCAATCTCTGTTCCAGCGTTAATGCGTTGCCGTAATTTATTGGCAGGCACTATTGGTGCAATTCCAATGGAGCTTTACAAGAAATCAACCAATGAAGAAATTGGCTCTCCTGCATGGATAGAGCAACCTTCTTATTCACAGCCACGATCTGTAACTATTGCATGGACTGTTGATTCATTATTATTTTACGGCCAAGCATTCTGGAAAGTCGTAGAAGTTTATGCAGAAGATGGTCGCCCGTCTCGCTTTGAATGGATTGCTAACAATCGAGTAACTATAACTCTTGATAGCACTAATACTTTTGTTAAATCTTATGCAGTTGATGGCATTACATTGCCAATGGACGGGCTAGGCAGTTTAGTAACCTTCCAGTCATTAAACGATGGCATTCTCAATACTGGCGTTCAAACTATTCGCGCTGCTATCGATGTTCAAAAGGCAGCAGCTATTGCAGCTTCAACTCCAATGGCAACTGGATACATTAAAAACACCGGCGCAGATTTAGACCCTAAAGAAGTTTCTGGATTATTAACAGCTTGGAAAAATGCTCGCAATAATCGTTCTACTGCTTATCTGACATCTACTCTTGAATATAATCCAGTTTCATTTTCACCTAAAGACATGATGTACGGCGAGGCGATTTTTAACCTGGCTACAGAATGCGCCCGTTTATGCAATGTGCCTGCTTATTATGTTTCAGCAGACCAGAACAATTCTATGACTTATGCCAATGTTCAGGATGAGCGCAAGCAATTCCTGACATTATCCCTACAGCCATTTATTACAGCGATTGAAGATCGCTTGTCTATGGATGATATTACTGCCCGTGGCAATGTTGTGAAGTTCGATATTGATAAAAACTTCTTGCGCACTGATCCAATGCAAGAACTAGCAGTAATCGAGAAACTACTTACGCTTAATCTGATTACACCAGAGCAGGCTATGGAAATGACTGATCTAACACCTAATGGAAGTCAAGGTATGCAATGAACCAAGTAATTACCTTCTCAGCTGAACTAACAGCTGATTCAGCAAGTCGCACTATCTCAGGAAAGATTGTGCCTCTCAATGTTGAAGCAGGCTCAACAAATATGGGCAAAGTTATCTTTGCTTCTGGCTCTATTGAGATTCAAGACCCTAAAGCAATCAAGCTACTCAGTCAGCATGATAACAAGAAGCCTTTAGGTCGCATGGTTTCTTTTAGCGAATCAGAAGATGCAATCCACGCAGTATTCTCTGTTAGCCGCTCTCAGCGCGGTACAGAAGCTCTTATCCTTGCAGAAGAAGGCTTGCAATCAGGATTGAGCATCGGGGCAGAAGTCCTCAAGTCTAAGATCAAGGACGGCATCACTTATGTGTCAGCTGCTCGCTTGGTCGAAACAAGTTTAGTAACAGAGCCTGCATTTAAGTCGGCTCAAGTTACTGATATTGCAGCAGAAGAATCTGCTGTAGAAGAAATCACCCAACCAACAGAAAGCGAGACAGCCACCGTGGAAGAAACCACTTCAGCAGTCGAAGCAACACCAGTTGAAGCACCAGCGGTTGAAGCTGCTCGCCCAACTGTATCAGCAGCATACTTCACAAAGCCACGCATTGAAATCACAGCAGCTAAGTATGCAGAAAACACAATCCGTGCAGCACTAGGTGATGAGAACGCTCGTCAGTACCTACGCGCAGCAGATGACACAACTGACAACGCTGGTCTAGTACCAACACGCCAGTTGCAAGAAATCATCAACCCACTTGGAACAACAATCCGTCCATCAATCGAAGCAATCTCACGCGGAGTGCTTCCAGATGCAGGTATGACTTTTGAGATTCCAAAGATCACAGCAATGCCAACTGTTGCAGTAACAGCAGAAAATGCAGCATTCTCTGATACAGACCAGACATCATCATTCTTGTCAGTAGATGTGAAGAAGTACGCAGGACAACAGACATTCTCTGTTGAATTGCTAGATCGTACATCTCCAGCATTCTTTGATGAACTAGTTCGTAACATGGGCGCAGCTTACGCAAAGGCAACAGATGCAGCAGTTAATGCAGCACTTATTGCAGGCGCAACAGCAGATGCAACAACAACAGTGACATATCCAACAGCAGCAGAGTTGCTAGGAATTGTTGCTCGTGGTTCAGCTTCTGTTTATGCAGCAACTCTTGGACTTTCAAATCCATTCGCTCGCAACATGATTGTTAATACATCACAGTGGTCAAACATCATGACTCTTAACGACAATGGTCGTCCAATCTACACAGCTTCAAATCCAATGAATGCTGGTGGGTCAGTAGTGCCAACAGCACTTCAAGGTAATGTCGCTGGCTTGAACTTGTTCGTGACACCTAACACAGCTTCTGGTACAGACACAGATGGTTCAATCGTTATCGTGAATCCAGATGCATACACATGGTATGAGTCACCTAACTACCGCCTACGCGCTGAATCAACAGCAGCAGGTTCAATCACAATCGGCTACTACGGCTTTGGAGCAATCGCTACTAAGGTCGGAGCAGGCGCATTTAAGAACAACAAGGCGTAGTCAGCCACACTAAGTCGCTCTAGGGGTCAGTAGCCCTCTGACCCCTAGAGTCTTTAGAAAGGAATGGGAATGGCACTCACAACAGTTTCAGAACTCCGAACAACTCTCGGAGTCGGTACTTTGTATCCAGATGCCACCCTTCAAGAAGTCTGTGATGCTTCAGATGCAGTCCTTATTCCAATGCTTTGGACTCCTAATCAATACGCAATCGCTCACAGCAATATCCCTAGCGTTGGCACTCTTTACTTTAACATTCCAGTTAGCAACATCTTTTATGTCGGAGAATCTGTAACAATTTCTAACTGTGGTACAAAATACGCTGGCACTAAGACCATCACGGCAGTTGGCGATTATTCAATCAGCATGGCAACTAGTCACACCACAACTGTAAAGTATCATCCAATAGAACCTTATGGCACTGTTGCTCCAGAGAATTACACAGACTGGACAACAGATACAGCAGTTCAAAACGCAGCTTTGATGATCGCGGTTGAAATATGGCAAGCGCGTACTGCGACCCTTTCAGGCAGTAACCTTGTTGATTTCCAGCCTTCCCCTTATCGAATGAGCGCACAGCTTCTCGCTAAGGTGCGAGGATTGATTGCACACGCACTAGACCCACGCTCAATGGTGGGATAATGCCAGTTGCGATTACCACACTTAGAACGACACTTGCCACAGCTCTAGTCGATAACACAAAATGGCAGACCTTTGCATTTCCACCTGCCACAGTCTTGGCTAATTCAGTTATCGTTTCACCCGATGATCCATACATCACACCGACTAATAATCAGCATATTGGCATCAGTCCAATGGCATCATTCAAGCTGGTAATAGTCGCGCCCCTTTTCGATAACGAGGGCAACCTCAATGGCATAGAAGATTTTGTATGTGGCGTGTTCGCCAAGCTTGCTGCATCTTCTTTGACCTATAATGTAAGCGCAGTCAGTGCGCCTAGTGTTCTCAATGCTGCTTCGGGAGACCTACTCAGTTGCGAGATGTCCGTTCAAATCCTTACGAGTTGGAGTTAATATGTCCGAGTGGGAACAAGAAAACGAAGCCTTCCTGAAAAAAATCGGGCAGGTTAGCACACCAGCACCAAAGCCAGCATCTACTAAGAAAGACGAGGAATAATCCAAATGGCTGTATTTCTAAATAATAATGTCGGCGTGAAGATTAACTCTGTTGATCTTAGCGACCATGTAACAGCAGTAACAATCAATCGTTCATTCGATGAGCTAGAAGTCACTGCAATGGGTGACACAGCACACAAGTTCGTTAAGGGCTTGGAAGCATCGACTGTAACTATTGACTTCCTTAATGACACAGCATCAGCGAATGTTCTTGCAACACTTCAAGCTGCATGGGGAACAACAGTTACAGCTGTATTCTTACAGACAAAGGGAACAGCAGTTTCTGCTACAAACCCTCTATACACTGTTTCTCTATTAGTCAATAACACTACCGATATTAACGGTGCTGTTGCTGACATTGGAACTCAGTCAATTACATTTACTGCCAATTCAACGATTGCAGTAGCAACTACAGGTTCATTCTAAACAATTAGATAAAGGGGCTAACCATGGCAAAACTTAAGATAGTTCGAACAGATGGAAGCGTAGTTGAGGGTGAGATTACTCCAGCAGTGGAGTATGCATTCGAGCAATACGCTAAAAAGGGCTTCCATAAGGCTTTTCGTGATGACGAGAAGCAATCGGATGTCTATTGGATTGCATGGGAAGTTCTACGCCGTACGGGTGAAACGGTTAAGCCATTCGGGGTTGAGTTTATCGAAACACTTAAAAATGTTGAGGTACTAGACTCAGACCCTTTAGCTTAAAGCGCGATCAACCATTCACTTACCTTATTGCTAGGCTAAGCATAAGGTTGGGGATTGCGCCACAACAGATATTAGATTTAGACCCAATAATGCTTCAAGCCTTGTTGCAGGGTCTCAAAGATGAAGCAAAGGAGATTCAAGATGCCAGTAAGCGTAAAGGGCGGTATTGAACTCCGCAAGGCTCTACGCGCCTTTACGCCTGACTTGGCTAAGCAGATGCCAAAAGAGATTGCAACGGCTTTAAAACCTGTTGTGAAGGTCGCTAAAGGCTATCTCCCAGACAACGGCTCAATCCTTAGCGGATGGCGCACACGCGAGAACTACACTGGCAAATTCCCGCTCTATGATGCCAGCGCAGCTAAGCGAGGCATTTCATACAAGACAACTCCATCTAAGCCTAATAACAGAGGGTTTAGATCATTAGCGCGTTTATTCAACAAGTCCGCAGCTGGTGCTATTTATGAAACCATGGGTCGCAAGACTCCATCTAGCCGATTCGTTCAGAACCAAAACAATAAATCTGCTGGAGAGTTCAAAGGTAAAGATAAAGAGCGCGGACGCGTTCTCTTTCGTGCCTATGAAGAAGATAGAGGCGCAGCTCGCGATGGTGTTTTAAGAGCTATTGAAAAGGCCAGCAAAGACTTTAAGAAGGCAACAGCATGAGCATTATTATTGATGTCGCAGCAGAGTTCACTGGCAAAAAAGCCTTTAAGCAAGCTGAAAGCGCAACCGATAAACTTACCAAGTCGGCTAAAAGTTTAGGCAAAACTCTAGGCATAAGTTTAGGTACAGCAGCCATTCTTGGCTATGCGAAAGCTTCAGTTAAAGCAGCAGCTGATGATCAGAAGGCTCAAAAGCAATTAGCTCTCGCTCTTAAGAATGTCGGTTTAGAACGAGATGCCGCTTTTGCTGAGTCTTACATCCAACGCCTGCAAAGCGAGTTCGGCGTGGTTGATGATTTATTGCGCCCCGCTTATCAGCAATTAGCAATAGCAACTGGAGACACCGCCAAGACTCAGAAATTACTTGGTCTTGCATTAGACCTAAGTGCTTCAACTGGCAAAGATTTATCATCCGTAACAGGAGCATTAAGCAAGGCTTATCTAGGCAACAATACTGCACTTGCTAAATTGGGTGTAGGGATATCCAAGGCAGACCTCAAGACTAAATCCTTTGAGGAAATTACTAGCCAGTTAGCCAAAACATTTAAGGGTGCAGCTGCTGAATCGGCTGCTACCTTTGCAGGATCAATAGCCAAGCTTGGCGTTGCTGCTGAGAATGTAAAGGAAATCATTGGAAAAGGCATTATAGATGCTTTGGTTGTGCTATCTGGAGATAAAACTGTTTCTAATCTAGCAACAGATATGGAAAACCTAGCAACCTATACTGCTGATGTTATTCGTGGTTTCGGCCTTATGGCTGCTGCAATACAAAAGATTCCTGGTATCGGTGGATTAACAGGGGCAAATATAGTTCAAGCCATTCCGATTCTTGGTAGTTACATAACTCTATTGAATCAAGCTGGTGCAAAAACCAGACGAATTGAAGAAGTTGCTAATCAAAAGAACCCAATTCAATCAGGCTCTTATCTCAACAAAACATCAGCGACTACCACTAAAAGTCAAAAAGAGCTTCTTAAAGTAACTGCTGCACAACTAAAACTAGCCAAGGCCAAGTCAATCTTTGACCTACAGAAGATTCAGATTGAAGCAGCTCTTAAGGGTAAGATTTCAGAAGAAGATCGTATTCGTCTAAAGCTTATGCAGGCTATCCAAGATGAAAACATCAGCCAGATAGATACATATACAAAAGCGCTAAGTGAAGTCCAAGCCAAAGTAACAATGCTTCAAGCTACTTTATCTGAGGTTTATTCTATGGATGTCGGTAACCCTTTCATTGCATGGGAAATTGGCTTAGACGGAGTCAAGCGAGCTTTGATTGAAGTTAATGGTCAATCCATTGCATTAACTAATACGATTGCTCAAAACTCTTTAGCTGCTGGATTAGCAGGCGGTGCATCTTTCGCTCAGGCTTTATCAGGTGCAAGATATGCAGCTCAAGCAGCAGCAACTGCTGGAATAAGTGGTGCTACTGGAGTAATGCCACAAGTACCTACAGGCGGTAGTGGTGGAACTGCTGGTTCAACAGCAGGTGTCACTATTAACACAACTGTTCAAGGTTCTGTAATTGCTCAGAATGACCTTAACCAAGCCATTAACGATGCACTTGCTCAATCAGGATGGGCTGGGTCAGCTATTGGATATAGCCGTCAGGCAGTTATTACGGCTATCTAATGGGATTACCAGCAACGCTTTCAGTATCCATTAACTTTGCTAATGGCCCTGGCTACGGCATTCCATTTACTTTAGATGATCCTGCTAAAGGTATTCTTGGCACAAATGTTCTTGCAGATAATGCTGCTTTAGTTATTGATTATTCAACTTCTACGACCAATATCGCTATTCGTAGAGGTCGCAACCTATTGCAAGATACTTATGATGCTGGTCAAGCAACGGTTCGAATCCTTGACCCTAATGGTGATTTCAATCCCCAGAATACGGCATCACCGATTTATGGCTATCTTCAACCAGCTAGAAAACTCCGAATCTCAGCCAATTATGGCGGTACTGATTATTATCTCTTTTCAGGTTATACAGCAGAATATCGCTATACCTATCCTCAAGGCCAAGAGACTGCTTATGTCACCATCACAGCCTTTGATGCTTTCAAGATATTTAACACTTCAGCAATCACCACAGTAACTGGCGCGGTAGCAGGTGAAACTACTGGCACTCGTATTGGCAGGATTCTAGACACAATTAGTTGGCCTGCAACTATGCGAGATATTGACACAGGACAGACAACCTGCCAAGCCGACCCTGCAAGTTCTAGAGCAGCTCTTACAGCTCTCAAAACGGTTGAATTGACCGAATATGGGGCATTCTATTGTGACCCTGCTGGAAACGCTGTATTCCAAGATAGAGCCTTTACAACTTCGTCTATTGGCGGTACTCCAACAGTATTTAACCAGACTGGTACAGGCATTTCTTATGCCAATGTCAAATTCGCCTTTGATGACAAGCTTGTATATAACCAAGCAAACATTCAGCGTACAGGCGGTACTACTCAGACTGCCAGCGATGCCACTTCAATCGATACTTACTTCCTGCACTCATACACTCAGCAGAACTTGCTTATGGAGACTGATGCAGTAGCTCTGGACTTTGCTAAGGCTTATGTGGCTTCCCGCAAGGATACAAGCATTCGCATTGATGCCTTGACTCTTGATTTAATGACTCCAAGTTATACAGCTGGAGTAACAGCAGGACTTAGCCTTGATTACTTTGACCCAATCACAATCACCAATACAACCGATAGCGGATCAACAATAACCAAGACCCTACAGGTGCAGGGAGTAAGTCACGACATAACCCCTAATTCTTGGATTACGACTTTCATAACTATGGAGCCAATAATCGATGGTTTCATACTCGACTCGACATTATACGGTATCCTTGGGACATCCGTATTTAGCTACTAGAAGGAGCAGATAAATGGCAGCAGGCTGGCCTACGAAGGCTAATTACGCGACAGGAGATGTCCTTAGCGCGACAAACATGAACGACCTTTCAGGAACGGTTAATCTCATTAACCCATCTGCTAAAGGTGATCTATATGCAGGTTCAGCAGCAAACACTTACACCAAACTTTCTGTAGGCGCAAATAACACAGTGCTCACAGCAGATTCGAGTACAGCCACTGGATTAAAATGGGCTACACCAGTAAGCACACCAACTTTTGTGGGTGTCTCACTTACAAAATCAGCTGCTCAATCTATACCTAACGCTACTGAAACAGTTGTTACTTTTGATACAGAACCATTCGACTCCGATGGATTTCATACTGGGACAGATGGCAAAATAACTATTCCTTCTGGCAAAGCAGGCAAGTATCTTGTAACTGCTCAAATAATGGTCAATTCAAGCGGTTCTCAAACTCAGGGCGGTATGAGAAAAAATGGTAGTGGAATCTACACTTACTACAGCTCTACGACTGGCACAGCTTTGTTGGTATTAGTCAATACTGTTGTAAGTTTAGCGGTTGGAGATTATTTAGAAATGTTCGTTTATCAGGGTTCAGGTGTTGCTAAAGATGTTTTAGCAAATAGTTATACACCAAGTGCAAGCGTTTTCAGCGCGACTTATTTAGGAGCATAAAAATGGACTTATTCACACAGATAACAACCGCATATCCTGAACTTAGTGAATAAGATTTTCGTCCCATTACATGTTCAATTTCACTTCATTCTGA